GTCTTTGCCCTTGCTGGCATTTGTGGGTCTGCCGCCCTCATCATCAGAGTTTTTGCCCTGCGTGTTAGAGCTTTTAAGCGGAATTTCCAGCTTATCAAGGCCAAGCATTTCGTTCTCAAGGTACAGCATGTTTTCCATATCACTGGGGCTGTAACCATTGGTAGCCATAATAGCACTGCGCACCGGTAAGCCATACTGACCGTCCTTTACGAACTGGTCATGCATCTCCTGCCGGTTAAAATATGTAACATCCAAAATATTCACTTTGAACTTATATGCCGTTGAAACACTCTTTAATTTGCGGTTGATCCAGCGCTCAATTTGGCGCATCACCGTAAATACAATCATCTGGTCGTTGATAGTTGACCATTTGACCGATGTAGCTGAGTCTTTGTCACCGCCGCCAAACAAAATACTGTTGACACCGGCCTGTGTCCACATAGACGCCTCGGCTTTTTCTACATCATCGCTGCCACTCACAGCGCCGCTCTTTTCAAAATTCCAGCTGGAAACCTTCATGGGTGACATAAACGCACCAATGTTTTCCGGCAGAACATTACACAGCATGTCGTAGAAGTCCCTGCACAGGTCATAATCGATCAGGAATGTACCATCGTCGCCGGTTGGTATTTCCAGGGCCAGAGCCTTGTAATTGTTGACCTCGCTTGCATTTTTGCTGATAGCACGGTAGTCCTCAATATCTGCCAATGCGCTGAACAGGCTCACAAACGGCGGAATCGGAATATGCGTCTGCTCGTTAATTTTGATACAAACGGTATTGTCGCTGCTCAATTCCTGCCATTTCAAGCTGGAGTCTTTTGCGTATGCATTGTACATCGTCGTGAATTCCGGCGGGAAATTCGGCAGCCGTTCACTGTTCGCATCAAAATAGCTAAAGTTAAAGGCAAAATTATACACGCCGTCCTCAATGCTGGAAATCTTGCAGTAGTCCTGGTCCAGCTGCTGGAATGTATAACTGTCATTCGTTTCCCACGCATAACCGTAGTACACATCATCACGAAATGCCACCGTCAGCGCTCGTGTAAACTCGTGCCGGATATTCATTTTCTCCAGCTCATTGATGACTGCATAGTACCCCTTCTTGAACTTGTTCATGTTCACGCTCTTAGTCCTGTCAATGCCATACGGCACAACAATATAGCTGAACGTAGACATACTCGCAAAATACTGGATCAGTCTGCGGTAGTAGTTCGATATATTATAAAGGTACTGGCTCATCTGGCGCAGCTGCGTCTCGTAGTTCGCCGGGTTACCAAGATAAGTCACAATCTGGGATTTTGTATACTTACGGTATGTAGGTGCATAGTCCTTGTTATTTTCAAGGTCTCGGACTTTGATTTGTGAAATATTTGCATAGCGGAGCTTGTCCATAAACTCCGTCATAGATACATAGTCGCGCTTGCCATCCGGGGTCATCACGGCCACTTTTTTCTGCGTTGAATCAATAGTCAAATGTACCCCTCCTTCTGGCAGGTGCCCTAAAGTTTATTTCGATTTTCTTTGTCTTAGCGTAATTCTTTGCCATGCTGCGCTCAACCTGCATTGCTATGTAGTAGTTGTAACTAACCGAGCTGTAACGGTCCTTGCGTGCGCCGGGCTTTTCATGTACACGGATCAGGTTGTTTGTCGCCTCATAATCAAGGTTGACCAACTCGTTAACCATCAGCCCTGTATTGATAAACGGCAGCTGTAAAGCGGTACGCTCTGTCGGCGTCATCTTGTCATAGCCCTTGAACTGCGCACGCAGCAGCTCCTCGCAATCGTACTCGGAATCAAGGAACCGGATACGTCCCTGCTGAATACCGCTTCGCAGGGCAATCGTCACATCATTGTTGAACTGTGCGCTGCCCATAATGGCCCAAATTACCTTGGGCGCGGTCTTATCTGGGCATCTATCCTGGAAATCAGCGTTATTGCAGCAGTTCAGCGGTGGGAATATCTCTCCGCTCTCCGGGTCATAACACTCATGCATCAACAGGTCCATGATCGGGGCACCAAGGCCCTTGGCATCAATACCGATGTAGTCGCAGTCAAACCATTTAAAATAGCGGCGCAGTTTTAACACAAGGTCCTGCGTGATGATACCTTCACAGTTTTCCGTATATACCATGTTGCTGGTATATCGTCCACTGTTGCTCGGTATCATGTTGTTTAAGAAAATGCTCGTTGCATCGTTATCGCTATGCTTAGAACTCATCAAAGCAATATCGACCGTCAAAATACGCTTCTCCCCAGGCTTCTTCTTTGGCGGTTCAATAGATTTGCCTGCCAAGATAGTGCCCGGTGCATAAAATGCCTGCTTCAGATTGCGTACTTTATTGATATCTTCAAAGCTGAACAGCCCGCCATCAGTCACACCGATAAACATGGCTTCCATCTCCATACGGAACTTAATGTCGCTGAACGAAGATTCGGACATCTCATCCTCAACCTGCTCTAACGACAACATACCCTCTTTTACAGGCATCTGATACGGGAACCGGAAGCAGAAATATTTTTTATCTGTGGCGTACATATTATAGAAATAGTCCTGGCACAGCTTCCACGACCAATGCGATTGAAACCATGCTGAACTCAAGTACATTTCAATAGGTCGCTCCAGCAAATGTTTGTACTGCTTCTTCCGTAAATAACCAGGCTGGCGTGCAACCGTCAGGAAACGACGCAGGACCAGATCAATGACATCCTTGTCGATCATACGGAACTCGTCGCAGACCAGAATCGTAGCACGATGTCCGCGGGAGGTATCGCTTGCTGTAACAACTTCGATAAAGCTGCCATTACGGAATGTAATCTCAGCCTTACTTTGATTGATGACAACATCTTTTATCTCACTGCGCAATAGCGGAGACATTGGCATAAGTTCCTTGGTTATCTTTTCAAGAACCTGCGCACCCTGACTTCGAACCTTTGCGCAAACCACTATTTTGCTGTGCGGATAAAGAATCGCCTTATAAACAATAAATACGGCAGTTAGAAACGTTTTACCGAGACCACGCGAGCCAATGAAACAAAAATTCGTCGCCAGATTCATCATAAAAAGCAAGACGACCTGGAACGGATGCAACTCTAAGTTTAAATAGTCCTTACAGAATCGGTGCGGGTTTGCCCTGTAAAAAGAGCACCACTTCGCCACCGCGTTCATGATTTGCGTAGCCTTGTCATTTGCAACTTCTTCTGCAGTTCTTTTCTGAGCCATTACCTACCACCTCACTTTGCAGCTTCGGCGGCCTCATCAGGCTCATCGTTATTCATGTAATATTCCGGCTTGTGCGCGGTATAACGTTCCATTTCAGCGTCATACTCCTCTTTATAGGGGTTCTTCACCTTAAACAGTTCGCACAAGGCGCTAAGCACCCACACACGGAAATAGTGGCCAATACCATCTACATCCTTCCACGCCGGGTCAGGCTCAGGGATCGGATCTGTCCTCTCCCATTTTTCAATCAGCGTACCAAAGGTGTTTGCCTCGGCAAGCGCATTGTCGTTTGTCTGGTTAGGCTTGATATTGGCTGAACCAAGCAAGCTCTGCAGGTTGTCATTGGCCGTTTTAATGTCCTTGACATCGCCACTCTTGGCCGCACGCTCACAGGCAAGCTCACCAATGCAGATATTCTTGAACAATACCTCCTGCGCTTTTGTCTTGCACTCGTACCGCGTTGTCCAGTCTTTGTACTCTCTATCCAGGAACAGATACTCCTGATCCTTCATGGATGTCCCCCAAAAATCAAGCATACGCTGGCTGACACGCCCCTTGGCATCTACAGCTTGGGAGTTATCATCAACCTCATTGATGATGCGGCCATTAACTTCTTCCAGGTAATCGTCAAAGGTTTTGTTGCGGTACTGTACAATGTTCAACTGCTTGACCCATGCAGCCATGCGGGTAAGATTCGCTGCACGATTTGCCGTTGATCTGAAAATTTTGTCGTTGTAATACATATCAAACCGCATACAAACGCGCTTTGCAGCATCCTCTTCATTGCCAAGCGTCTTGCAATAATGGTCGTACAACTTGTCAACACAACTCTTGCAACTCGGCATAAAGTGGTTGTTTCCTGCCCACAGCTGACTTTGGCTCGGATAAAAGTTATCCTTTTGGCGTGTAAATTTCTTATGACATGTCACACAGAAAAACACTTCCGGCTGGTCCTCCTCCGCCATAATGCGCTGGATTCGCGCCTGTGCCTCTGCGTGCTCTCGTAAAATCGTCGCTTTGTTTTTAGCGCCTTTGGGTCGTCCCATTACGGATCACCCACCTTGTTTTCTGTTGGGTTACCGTCTTCGTCAAAATCAGCAAACTGATTACGACCACCGTTACTCCAATAGTTCACAATCGCCAGCAGCTTCGGTGTCCGCTTAAACACACAAAACGGTGCGCCGGTAATATCGTTCACCTCGCGCTTCTCGTAGCTGAGTCCATACGCCTTCAAAAAATTTGTCAGGCGGCTGGAATAGCTACAAAAAAACTCAGGCTGCTTCTTAACATTCTCCTCCAAAAACTCACTTCCCTTCCCTTAAAAAATGCCGCTGGGTTAATCCAGCTTTACATCATAGGCGCAGTCCAGCCCTAGGTCATTGACGACCAAAACTGTCTGCTCCGGTTTATTCTTCAATCGCTTATCCATACAATAATTGTCAGGCCCATCTACGCAGCCGCTCTCGTAGACCTTCGTGTCATACACGGTGGTAAGCCCGTTCGTGTGACGGTGTCCCATCAAAACAATGTCGGGCTTCATGCCAGTCATCATGGTCAGGCTGTTCACTACTCCTGTAGGAGTATCTTTGTCTCCATGCACAGCAAATACATCCAGCGTGCGCACTGCAAATCGAACCATTGAGCCGTCATAATCTACATCGCATACATGTACGTTGTTAATCTGCGCACATTTTGCCTGTACGTAGTAGCTCACAAGCCTGTCCAGATACTCTCCGTGCTGATTGTCTTCTTTATTAGGGAACACACGGCTGTGGTTGCCAGGTACGCTGTATACCTCAACGTCGAGGAACAGCTTCGCCATCTCTGCCACAAACCAGCTCACAGCCTCACTGGCAGAAATAACCTGGTCAATCACATTCTCATTGTTTTCCAAACGACTGTTCACATGGATCGCTCCGTTGACCATATCACCACACAGCACAACATAGCACTTCTTAGCATTATGCCGCCGCCAGATTTCTGTAACCTTGCCAGCATATTTGCGCAGGCGGTACATCATAATCTGTTGATTATACTGGTTGCAGTAGTTGGAAATCTGGATCCCTGCGTGCAAATCTGTC